TTGGAATTCGCCAAGCGTAATAAAGTTTGCCATGTCTTATCTCTTTTTTTTACTTATCATAATTGCTCTGTGCATTGCAAGAGCCTCTTTCTTTGTATGGAATGCTTTAATTAATGTACCTTTTGGTTTATCTGTTTTATTGCCTTTCCGTTTAGGGTGAGCATGATATACGCCATAACCGACAATCTTACCTTTACGTCTTATCGCTTTTATCATATCGTTGCCCTTAATATTTCGTCAGTCATAATTTCTTCAATCTCAGGCGTTAATTTTTCAATGCTTTCCTCAACATATTTACGAGGTGTAATCCCTTTAGGTTTACCCTTACCCTTAGTATAAGTACCGTTATTCACATATCCGGCGTAGGGCATTCTAATATGTACAGTGGCACTCTTACCTGTTCTCCCGATAATACTAACATTCCGTCTTAAATTACCGGTACGGTTCTTATATCGTTCCGTTTGCGTAAGTTTAGTAATAAATTTTTCAGCAACGATTTTTACTCCATTATTAACACCCTTTTGGAAATTATCACCTAGTTGCTTAAGCTTATCGTTTATTTCTATACCGATTTTATACATATCATTATTTCTCGCAAAAAGCTGTGTACCTTGTTTTATCAATAATCTCTTTTTCTATTTTAAAATATTTACTTATATGATTATGCCATTGTTCAGGTTGCAATACGGATACATGCAATTTTTCATTTATCAGATTACCCATATCAAAAGCACTTAAAGAAATATCAAAAAAAGCTTTACCATATTGGATACAATGGTTACTTAAGTTTTTTAAAGAAAGTTCAATCAGTTCTTTTGGGATATGTTCTAAAACATCGCAACAAATAATTAAATCAAAAAGCTCCTCAAATATAAAATTATGTAACGGAGACTCAATAAAATTATTGCAATCAATTACGCCACAATCGCCATAGTTTACTATACCTTTTTTAGTTATATCTACGCCTTTACAAAGGAATCCATTATCAAAAAGAGCGTTCATTAAATCGCCACTACCACATCCAGCGTCTAATATTAATTTTATATCATTTTGTTTACAAAATTTTATAATGGCATCTTTATATACCATAGCAGGTGAATATTTACTATAAGAATCAATAGCCCACATCTTATCGTATTTTTCTTTTTCTTTTGTAATTAAACTATCCATTAAAGCACCTGTCATAAGGGAATATGTCCCTATCAAGTAATGAATTGTAACTACAATTTACTATCTCGATACCATGTTCTTTGGCAAATTTGCCTAATATCTCAAAAGTCCATATCATTTTAGAATAAGTCTCATTTGTTATACCCTTTACGCCATACCCACCATGATGATGAGTTTGACCATTTATCAACATGCAATCCATACCTAATAGATAAATCTTTGTAAATCCTTTTATAATCGCTATCTGGGTTGCAAATGTACCCGTATTATAACCGGTATAATAACCCTCACGAGCATTTAATTGTGGTCTTTTGCTCTCCTCTATATATGTTGTACCTAAGTCCGTAAATTTATTTTCAATTTCACATGGGTTATGAGGTGCAATTTTTTCACAATTTAAAACTTTTATTTTATCATGCCATACTTTTTCAAATTTCCAGTCAAAGTATGCTAAACAATCAATATTAAAAGTCTCAAAAACCTTATTACATCCTATTTTAAAGAGCTTTGAATTTTTAATGTTATCTACTTGGCATTGGTCTATGATTGAATATCCGCCGCCAATAATGATACATTCTTTGGTTTCCTTGTCTGCCATTCTTCAAGAGCCTTTATTCTTTGTGAGATAATGACCCCCATTATTTTTTCGTAACGGGGGTCATTATCATATTTTTTAATGCTTTCTTCGTCGTAAATCTCAGTTACAATTTGAGATTTGATTTCTCTAAATAAAGCTCCCATATTAAGAACCTGTTCTAATTTGACAACCGAACGAAGGGATTAATGTACCCGTCCCATATAGAACATCTCCGACGACACTGGTAGCAAGATAATCAATGTCGTAAACCGCTTGAACTCTCGGCATAAGTTGTGTACATAATGCAAAAGCTTCCTTTTGGAATAATATATTGGCTTTGTAATCATGTACATGCGCTCCGCCGCCGGAAGAAGCTACGCTTGCTACGGTTGGTAAATTGTTACTTACCCATACTGTTACACCATAAATTTCGCCAAAGAGTCCAGTCGGGATAGGATTAACACCATCACCGCGCTTAGAAGCTTCCACGAACTTATCTATCCCTAAAAGAGCGTTCTTTTGAGCTGGAGTAATAACTAAATGTCTATTCTCTTCTGGAGCTTCCGCTTCATCTAATTTTTGGATTGCGCTTCTTAAAAGAGCGTCAGTAATATCGCCCCATGCAGATGTGTTCATAGTCCCAACGTTTTGCGTAATACCGGCTGTAATTAAAGCACCTACATCGGTATCAATTTGTTTTGCAATACCCGCACCGCCTTGTGCCGCGTATCCAGCTAAAAGGTCAGGGCTTGCTTGTATTTTTGCAATATCTTCTACTCTAAACGCAAAATATTTGTGTTTATTGATACTAATATCTTTTGTTGATTCAGTGTAATTGGTATAAGTAACAGCAGTATTTGCCGCCTTTGAGCCAACTGTCACTGTAGAAAATACTGGTACATGTACCGTATCACCAAATTGTTTTATATCGCCATCAAAATCTGTTCTTACAAGTTTACCCATTACCATACGATTTGTCGCGGAAAGAATTACTTCTTTGCTCCATATTTCCGGTATAAATGCCGCAACTGTTGTTGTTGTCATATTTCCTGTTGCCATGTTTTTATCTCCTTATCTAATTTTACCTTCTTTTTGTGCTTTCATTATTTTGTCTCTATTTTTCTTGTATTCGTCCATATCCATAGAGCCAATATCATTGCGGTTAAATACCGCATTTCTTGCCGATTTGTCTTGACCACCGCCATTAGAACCACCTTGAAATTTCTTTATTACCCAATGACCATTTTTCTCGTCTTGCAAGAATTTTTCTACAAGCTCGGCGATTGATAATGATTCACCTGTTTTTTTATTTATTGCAGGTGTGCCGTCATCTTCTATAACAACATATTTCTTTGTTTCAGTATCATACTGAACATTACCGTTAAGTTGTTTATAGACTTGTTCAGGATTAACTGCACCGCTTTTAGAAGCGGCATTTATAATTGCCGATTCCACTTCATTCTTGTAATTGCGATTACGCAGTTCAGTATTTTCATTAGTCAATACTGCAATTTTCTTATCCCATTCCGCGTTATTATCCGCAATCGCCTTTTTAACTATTTCCTGAGTAGTCATGTTTTTAGCTTTAGATGTGCGAAGCTCTTCAAGGGTTTCGTCATCTATGTCAGCATACTTAGCCTTTAAGTCGTCGAGTGCCTTATTCGCCGCTTTTAAATCGGTTCGGTATTTACCGCTTTCCTTGCGTAAACCACTTACATAACTTTCAGGAAACATTTTTTCTTGAGCCTTTTCTTGTTCATTGGTTTCTTGACCTTCCGTCAGGGAAGTTTCTTTTTCTTGTTTACTTTCTTGGTTCTGTTTCGTTTGGTCTGACATTTTCGTCTCCTTGCGGTTCTGCCGCTAAATTTTTTTGAGGTTCTACCTCGCCCTCTATTTCTTTATTAATTACATTTATATCTTTTAAATTAATTTCAGGCATTATCGTTTTTACAAGTTTTTGTTTGTAAAGTTTGTCAAATGTTGTTGATAACCTAAGACTTATAATTTTCATAGCTATTTCTAAATCATGGAGTAAATCTTGAAGCCCAAATTCCATAGGATATTGAACATTATAAGAGTTGTCTGTTATATTACTCCACTTACAAAAGAGCTTTACAATCTCATTTTCAGTTTGCTGTAATGAAGTTGCTCTATCGGCAAGGGTTTGATTCGTTTTATCAAATTTCCAAGCTAAAGCAACTCCCGATTCCGCAACTCCCCCCGTATAGTTCAATTTAGCCATTTGGTATATAACTTCAATTTCGTCTTTTATCCAGTCGCGGTATTCCTGAAAGCTTGTAGCCGGTGGTGAAATAAATGCCGGCGGAGTAGCACCAATTTCATAAGAGAGTAAGGTATCCGCTCCCATATCTATTGTTTTTATTTTTGGTGTTGTCGATGTTATTAACCCATCATTATTAGTTGTTGGATTAGTAGCAAGGTCGCTTGCATTACCGCAATAAGTAAGAATAGGGAATAACGAGCTACGGTGTAAATGTCTTATTTCGGAAGTGCAGTTATAAATATCCTTATTTATGTCAACAATAGTATTTATCTCGGAAATACCTATCATGTCTTCTTTCTTTTTATTATAATGAACAATAATTGGCACTTCGCCGAGCGGATTAACCCCACTATCAGTCATTATCCATTCTGTTTTGTTTTTTTTGCTTTTATCCTCTTCCCATACTGACCATTTATCACGTTCCCATAGTCTATACCGTGTCTTTATTTCATGGTCGCCAAATGGGTCGACTTTTTGGCTTTCGTCTATATACTCCTCTTTAATTACAGCCCATAAAAATTTTCCGCGTTCGTCAAGCATCCAGTTTGTAAGTGCTTGCGGTGATAATATATAAGCATAATGCACTAAATTTAATTGGCTAGCATCTGCTTCAGTTAATATCTCTTCATTATTGACTATAGGTGCGTCTATCACAATAAAACAAATGCCGTATATTTGACCCGTTAAACTTACTTCTTTCATAAAGGCATTCATTGTCATTGTTTTATGACGGTCAACGCCTTTTAGAAATGTATCAACGTTTTTATTATTATTCTCACGTACAGCTCGTTGTTTGAAAAGATGTCCGTTCAAAATATCTATGACCGGCGCGCAATAATTTAAGAAAAATCTTGATTTTTTTCTATCCCCATAATTCTCCGTTGTTTCACGCGGAAACTTCTCAATATACGTCCCGTCTTGGAAGCCACCTTCGCCATAATAACCGTCTTGATATAGTATCCACCTGTCTATTTGGTCATCATATTTTGGGTTGGTGCTATCAATAGTATTCTGACTCATAACTAGATTATACGTCAAAAAATTGACAGTGTCAAGAAAAACAACACTTACGCGTCAAAAATTTGACATATTAAAATAAATCCTCTATAATAAGAACATGATAGATTTACATAATCCAATACATCTTGAAAGTATTAAGAAAGAGCTTATCTTTGAAAATGTTTTCAATTACAAGCCGCATGAAGCGCAAAAAAAAGTACATTTTTTTAATAATGCAAGATTTAGCCTTGCTATTTGCGGTCGGAAATTTGGGAAATCTACGCTCGCCGCAAAAGAAGCTGAATACCTATTCTGTAACCCTTACAATACAAGCCCGATAGATATTATCGCGCCTACCTATAAAATAGCAGGTATTATCTTTGATGAGATATTTAGGGATGTTGTTGAAGGTTATGGTAATACCCCGCCATTACTTACAAAATCACAATTAAAGAAATCGTCACGTTCAGACCATATAATAGAAAGCAAATGGGGGAGTGTAGTAAATGCACGGTCGGCGGAAAAGCCTGATAACCTGCGCGGTTTCGGTTCAGGATTCTTAATTATAGATGAAGCGGCGTTTTGTAAAGAGAATATATTTAAAATCGTTTTACCGAATAGCGATATGAAGCAGGGTAAAATATTACTTACAACCACGCCGAAAGGTAAGAACTGGATATATGATAAGTATAAACTTGGTATGCAAAAGATTAATGGCTGGGAATCGTTCCATTACCCGACCGCCGCCAATCCATACTTCCCGAGAGAAGCATTAGAACAAGCGCGATTAGAACTTTCGGCGGAAGCATTTTCACAAGAATATGAAGCGCAATTTATTACATATCAAGGCAAGGTATACAAAGACTTTAATACCGAAATTCACGTTATAAATACATTGCCGACTGAATATGATGATATTATTTGCGGTATAGACTACGGATTCGTAGCACCTACCGCAATACTTCATATCGGCATAAAAAATAATATCTGGTATGTGTTTAAAGAACTCTATAAAACAGGATTACTCCAGTATGACATAGCAAAATATCTTAAACAAGTCGAAATAGAAAATCCAAACAAAAAAATAAAATATTATGCCGACCACAAGCCTGAATATAATGAGCCTATCGGAAAGTTAATAGGAAATAAAATCTATAACGCTAATAAGGAAGTTGAAACAGGAATTGAACAAGTCGCGAGAAAGATTAAGATTATAAATGGTACACCGCAACTCTATATCTATAAAGACTGCGCAAATACAATTCAAGAGCTTGAAGAGTATCAATATATTAAAGTTGATAATGATAAGAAAATATCTGAGATACCGGCTAAGATAAATGACCATACATGCGATGCGCTAAGATATGCAATCACCACGCACGGCAATCAATTTATAGCACAAAAGATAAAGGCAGGATAAATATTTATAACTCTTCTTCTTTATTTTCTTCTTTCTTTAATCGCTCATTAAGCGCAATAGTTAAATCTTTAAACGCCTTAGTTGTAGGATTATCTTGCATATCCACATCAACTTTATCGCCGTATTTTTTAGGATTCATACGACTTAATACCCACATCCTTGTCTTAATTTGAGTGTCTCGTTGCTTCTCGAATGCCGCTTGTGCGCCGGTATTTTTATCTAAATGAACAAACGGATTTTCCGCATTTGAAATTTCCATCATCTCTTCAAATAAAAAAGTCTCTCTATATCCCATTATGCGTTGATATTGGTTAACCATTTCAGGCTCTCTAAGCCAATCTACAAGGAAAGATATTTTTGATGGTAATTTATCTTCATAGTCACGGAAAAGACTATTTAAACTAGCACCTTCCGCCAGTTTTTCTAAGATAAAATCAAGAGCTTCTTTTTTTTTCTCAGGCGTCCAGTATCCTTTTTTTCTCTCCATGTTTTTAATTATACCGTCAATTTTTTGACATGTCAAGCGTCAATTTTTTGACGTGGGCGGAAATTATGCGAACGTTGCCTTTTAAAACAGATTTAAAAAAAGAAAGTATTTTAAGGTTAATCTCTACCTTTAAAATCCTTGTACGCTTTTCAGGTAAGCGCCTACTTGATTATTTTATCATTCCCTATATCTCACTATCCCCCAAGTAAAAATCTTTCAATTTAAGTGCCTTTTTGTTGGTTTTTAAGAAAATTTAGGTATTTTTTCGCCTAAATTCCCTTTAATTTTAAGCGGTTGAGGTCTCCAAGAACCTTCAAGATATTCACAGACGAGACCTTCGAAGGCGCAGATGTGCCCTGTATGTTTTCCTGTAAATTGCTGATATTCATACTTAATCTCCTTAGAAAATAAATTCATACAACACTCTTCAGCGGCTTTAGAGGCTTCTCGTAACCTATCGGATAAGGGAGCGTTGTTGAGTAAAAAGTCTTTAATTTCAACGAGTTCCTTTTTATAGGTGAAAAGTCTTTGTTGGTATTCGCGTTCTTCTCGGGCGCGGATAGCGTCAAGCGGCTCGAGTGGTTTGTAGGATTTGCCATTTGAGCTTTGTATGGTTTCGGCTATTTTTTTTATACGAAATACTTTTGGTAAAAAGTTTGGTTCTGACTCGAGAGCCTGACTAAAGGCTTTTTTTACAGTAAGTAAATCAAAGTTACCAAGCTCTTGAAAATAAAAAGTTTTATCCGAGTCATTAATTTGGTGGTTATACGATTTAGCGCAAAGTATAAACCATTTCCAAAAGCTATCCCATTCTGTTTTATTCATTTAACTCTCCTTTTTAAATTCGGGGACAGCGTCCCATTCTTTTTTTCTTTGCTCTTGTAAGAGCTTATCATTTTCTAATTGTTCGAAATATTTTTCAAAGTTTTTAGAGCCGAATAAAGTATCAGGTCTTAGGTATTGTTCAAGTTCAGGATTTCCTTTCCATTCATAGCATTTAAAGGAGATGACCTGTTTAATTTGTTCAATGGAATATTTTTTATTAAAAAGTGTTTGAATTTTTTTAGAGGTATCGTTCCCGAGTTTAAATTGTCTCCCTGTTTCAATAGATAGGTGGTTTATAACTTCAATCATTTCTTTTTCTTTTTTTTCTTTTTCTATTTTCTTTTTTTGTTCTTTTTCTTTTTCTATACTACACTCTACTACACTATTCTCTTCTATACTATATAGCGGTTCTGCAGATTTTTCTTGCGAGCCGTATACGGAGTGTATACAGTTTAAGTTTTCTTCTTCTTTATAATCTGGTATAAATTGTTGATATTCCTCCTCTTTTTCTAGTGGATATGTTTTTAAAAGTTCTGACGGTTTTGACCTATCATTCTGTAAATTGTTATTTTGGTAGAAGTGACGTATACGGAGTGTATACGGAGTGTATACGGTAATATACCCATTTTCTTGTAAAGGTTTAAGGTCGTTTATATGACCACCAATTTTTCTTATAACAAGATGATAATCTACAAAACCACTATTATCAGCGTCCATACCTAAATAAAAGTACAATTCTCTTGATAAGCGCGGTATTTTATCAATAAATTCCGAAGAATTTACGATAATATTTGCGAACATCCTTTTGGTCGCCATTATTCACCTCGTTCTATGATTGACAAAATTGTTTTTATGCCGGCGTTAATCCCTGAGTTAAAAATATCATTATAAACTTGCATTGCTAACCGATAAGTAGCAATTTTTACTTCTTGATTATTTTTTATAGTAGGTCGTAAAAATCTATGATTATTTGTTACACGTAGAGCCACTTTTTTAAATAAGTTTGTCATAAAGTTTTTATTAAATAAGAGCGCGGCAAAATCAAAGTAAACATACCATACTAATTGCTTTTTCTTATAAGTTAATTTTATTTCATGTCCGACATTAATATCAAACTTATTAACTTCAAAATCATAGAATTTTAATCCGTGAGAATTCTTATAAAAACTTCCAAATTTAAACCCATTATCCATCGCAGTTTTAATTATTTTCTCAATTTCATTTTTCATTTTATTCACCTCGCTTTGCTTTTTCAGATAAGTAAATAGCATTAAGTTTGTTTTGGTGAGATAAATATGGCTCATTGCTTTCTTTTATCCAGTTTTGGATTGTCACTGGCGATACATCAATCGCTCGCGCTAAATCGGCTTGCGTCATCCATTTTAGTATGTAATCAAGCTGTTCTTTTATCTTATCCATAATTCCCTCCTATTTTGGAATATAATATCTATAACTTTATATAAAACTTATTTAACTTTGTCAAGATTTTTCTTGACTTTTTGCGAAGCGATTAAATATGAAAGTCGACTTACAGATTGTTACATAATGTTACAGAATCATTAAATCTGTGAAATTCCTGTTGATAACTTTCTTATATATGATAAATAATAAAAATATTTTGCCACTTAACTGCTGATTATTATTGATTATTTACGATTTGTAAAAATATTTTTTTATTACCTCTTGACATTACTGTGCGTATACTGTATACTTGTAATTATAGTAAGGCAGTAAATAAAAATAAAAGGGAGAAAAAAATGAAAACGGCAAAAATTTTAGATGTGCAAACTCAAATAGACGCGGAAAGATTACTATCACTCTATAATGTTAATTATCATTTTACTAGAATAACAGAGGGGAAAATAAAATATATAGCAAAAAGTGGGCAAAACTGTTATCGGCGTGCAATTTATTATATGAAAAGAAAAGAGCTTACTTTTTAAGCGGAGTGTAAAAAATGAATGATAAAGATTTAAAAAATGAAATAAAAAAATTTAATGAGGCTATTAATGAAATATTAATAACGTATTCCCACGACAATGCATTATGGAATATGAATAATATTGACCCCATAAATATTAAATTATGGGTGGATGAAAGATTTGACAGTCTTTTCAAGTTTGGGACATATGAACAAGCTCATTATTTTATAATGGGTTTAAGGTTTGGTCTTTTAAATCAAAGGGAGATAAAAAATGAACAACACAAATAAGACAATAAAAGATTTACAGTACATCGCGGATGTATTAACTTCTTGTGTTAGCAGTATAAAGGATATAACCTTACTAGCTAAAGAAGGTAAATGTCATATAGATATTAAAAGCGTTTCGGAAAGCGTCGCTTTAGTCAACAAATTAAACCAAGTTATCATAGACAGTATAAACTTTTAACGGGGCTTTGACCATGACACACAAAGAGATTAAGCGGATGTTGCGTTACTTTAACGTTCTTGAAGTGAATAGAGTAGACGATTTTATTGACGCCTGCTGTGAGCGGTTTCACGGCTGGATTAACAAGCTTTTAAAATAGGGGGATAAAATGAAAACTGTAAAACAAGCAGGCTCAAGCTGTTCGTCAGGTCAAAGGACAATATGTAGGTTAAGAATGAATGATTGTTATTCGTGCAAAAACAAAAGTCTTTCTAAAGTAAAGAAAGTAAAGAAAAAAAAGGAGACTAAAAATGAGCGGTGGGAGCTATAATTATCTGTATTGTGCAGAAGCAGATACAATAATTAATAGAATTAGCGACATAGAGGCAATGCGCGACGCGTTAGTGCGCTATGACGCAAAAGATTTTGCGGTTCTTACACAAGATTTATTGCTTGTACTTAAGCAACAACAAGACTTGCGAGAAAGTTATTTAAATAAATTGAGTGCAGTATGGAGAGCGGTTGAATATAAAGACAGTATGGATATTGGTATAGAAGAACTGCAGGCGGCATTTAAAAAAGCTCGAGAAAAATAAAATAACCGGAGGGCGTAAAAAATGAAAAAATTACTGATTAAAGAGGTATGGGTAGAAATGGAAAAGCTATATCAATCATGGGTAATAGATAGACAGAATAAAGTTAAAGGAGGCTTAAATGATGTTAGAAATAAGGAGTATTATATCGGGAATTTTTATAGCATTGGCGTTTGCATATTCCGATAACCCAAATGTATTATTACATATTTGCGCTTCATTATTAGCTTTGATTTATCAATCTATGGGAAGTAAAAAATAAAAAAGGGACTAAAAATGAAAAGGAAAATAATGAATACAAAAGATATAAAAGTCGGTGATGAGGTGAAGGTTGAATTTAATAAAGATGAGATAAAAATCAAAACCTGTGAAGTATGTGACAGTACTGGAATACTAAATGAAGTCTCTGGAGTTCCTATTTGTTGGATATGTAATGGAATAGGTACATTAATTCAAAAAGATAAGAGGAATTAAAATGAAAAAAGCAAATATTATTAAGCAGATTATTATAAAAAGTAATTAAGATGAGTTTAAAAAAATATAGGAGCTAATCAATGAGCAAACAACTAAAAATCGGTGACCGAGTCACCGTAAGTAACGACGAATTAAAGCGAGCGAAACTTGACAATACGCCCGGCAAGGTAATTAACATTCGCTCAATCTTTGGGCGTGACGAGGTGCTTGTCTTGCGTGACATCGGCGGCGCGGTATGGTACGAGGTAGGGTCTTGTACGCTGGTGGAGGAGGAGTCTAAATGAATTTTAGAACCGAAGAGGATAAGAAAAACGTTGTAGCTCTCTTTGAAAAGAAAGGATACGAACCGA